AGAAAATCGGCCCTCGACATAAAGTTTAAAAACTTTTTATCGTCGTCTTTTAGGACGTTCGATGCCCCCAATACTCTGGTGGAACTCTACCTTTACGGGGTAATGTCAAGCTGTAAACTTGAGGAACCGATCTTTGGTTTAGATCGAGAGTTCGCACCACAACTCTATCAGATGTCTCTCGAGATTCTAATCGACGAGGGATATCTAGGCGAGTTGCCCCCCTTTGCTGACTTAGAGGTCGTCAAAAGGGGAATTAGCTCAGTGGTTGGGGAAAAACCCATACCTTGTAGGGCACATTGTGTCCGTGAGCCTGGCGGTAAGATAAGATGGGTCACGATGGAGCCATCTTATGTTAACGTTGCATGCCAACCCCTTGCACATATGATGGCAGGGCTACTCAATCGAGTACCAGCTTTATATTCGGCTTTTAACCGTAGCTGGAAGGCATGGGACTTTGCTGATATGATGAGTATCAAAAGTCCAGACATATCACGGGATGGATGGACTGTCGGTGTATACGACTTAACATCCGCCTCAAACAACCTAGATAAGGGAGTTATGAGGGTCGCTGTAACTGAGTTTCTTAACTCAGTGTTCGGTGGATCCATGATATGGTGTTACATAGAGATTATCTTATCTCTATTATTCCGAAATCGGATTGTAACAATATACGAAGGACCTTCGATGTCTAAGGTCCTTCATCAATTCACTGCCACTAATGGCCTCCTTATGGGGAATGCAGGTACCAAGGAAATATTGGTCCTTGCAAGTGAATTGATTCATAGAAAAGTCAAATACGACCTTTCTATGAGTCTTAGACGCTCGTTCATCTGGTTAATAGCCGGAGATGATGTAGCAATGTATGCTTCACGAGCGATCTTTGACAAAGTACTCGAAATTCACCGGAGTCTCGGACACGAGATTCAGAGTCAGAAAACATTCTACTCAGACCGGTGGGTTCCTTTTTGTCAGGGTGGGATACACCTATACAACGTGAGACTCTTCTGGCAGAAGAGACTAAAGGATCTCGAGTACTCGGAACAATGTTGTACCGACACAATCATGTCGAGACTTCTTGTTCCTTTCGGAATTGAGTCACTTGAGGGAAACCCCTCTGCCCGTAATCCCGTGATTGGGAAGGGAGCAGCCTTGAAGAAACTGCTTGACTATTTTCCACGGAAGATAATGGTTCCTATGGTAATTCGAATATTCCATAGAAATATGGGATCTCTCATGTCAAGAGATGTCATGAATTTTCTTCCGGGTTCCATAGGTGGGTATGATTGCCCACACGAAATCCCTCTTCAGGATTTATGGAATCGAACACAAAGGGAATTACCTGGCGTGTTCTACCCCTTGTTTAAAATATTAAATTCAAGGGAGCGGACACCTATATGGGTTGACTACCTATTTAGAAGATGCCGCACGGGCATTTCGCCCAAGGGTCTGGAAAACCCTACACTTGACGCTCTTATTCAAAGCTATGAGGTGGCTTTAACCACTCATGCCTTACAAAAGAGCTATTGCTGGACAGAACTTCAGGAACTGGCAGCAAAACGTTTAGAAGAAAACGGTCAAGATCCCTCACTTGTCTGTGTGAGGGATGTTAGGAAGGAGGCCAAACGTCGAAATTTGATGAATGGCTACGAATTTGCAGAAATCGTTGATCGCTCGAGTGCGATCAGAATCTTCTTCCTAGTGGCAATGGATATTATTCCTTTGTCACGAGCTCTACC